TCTACTGCTACGGCATTAGGTGGAACTATTACATTTTCAGGAACTTCTAATGAAGTAGAGGTTGCTGAAAGTTCAGGAACAATAACTATTGGTTTACCATCTACAGTCAATGTAAATGTAACAGGTACAATAAATGCTACTTCTGTATTAGCAGATGGCGTAACAGCTACTACACAAAGTGCAGGAGATAATAGTACAAAAGTTGCTACTACTGCTTATGTAGATGCTATAGATTCTGATGATGATTTAAGTGTAAGTGATGGTTCTAGTTCTACAACTATAAACTTAGATAGTCAATCTTTGACTATTGCAGGAACTGCAAATGAAATAGAAACTACTGCAACTGCACAAACAATAACAATAAGTTTACCTGCAACTATAAATGCTAATACAACTGGTAATGCAGCTACTGCAACAGCATTAGAAACTGCAAGAACTATTGGTGGTGTATCTTTTGATGGTACAGCTAACATAGATTTACCTGGTGTAAACACAGCAGGAACTCAAAATACTTCTGGAACTGCTGCAGGATTATCTGCAACATTAGCAGTAGCTAGTGGTGGTACAGGTGCTACATCAATGACAGATAAAGCAGTTGTTATTACACAAGATAGTGGTACAGATACTTTATCTTCAGTAGCTATGGATGCAAATGGTGAACTACTGATTGGTGGTACATCTGGTCCAGCAGTAGGAACACTTACAGCAGGTTCTAATATTACAATTACAAACTCTGATGGTGGAATAACAATAGCTGCTGCTGCTGAAACTGGTGATATATCATCAGTAAATACAAATGCAAACTCTGGTTTAGCTGGAGGTGCAGTAACAGGAGATGTAACATTAACTGTTGACCCATCTAACTTAGCTGATGGTTCAGGTGTTACAGTAGATACATCTAATGACTTCTTAATTATGGAAGATGTTACAGATGGTACAGTTTACAAAGTTAATCCAGACCAGATAGCTTCAGGTTCTGCTAACGCATTAGTTGATGGAGATTCAGATTTTACAATTACAGATGGTGTTGCTAGTGGAATACATTACGAGTTAGACAATACAGATATGGCTGACTGGAATCAAGGTGGTGTTGCATTAACAGCAGCAGGTGGAATGTTTAGACATAATCAAACACAATCTGCTACATTTACAGTAGCTGCAACAGAGGGTACAGTTCTCGCAGGACCTATTACAATAACAGGTACAGTAACAAATGCTGGTACTATGGTGATACTATGAGTGAAATACAAGTAAACACAATCAATGAATATACAGGTGCAAATGGTGTAACCATTGATGGTGTAAAGATTAAAGATGGTTCAATTACAAGTGGTAATTCTGTTCCTGTTGCAGATATATGGAGATTAACTTCTGATGTAACTGGAACTGATGGAACTATTAGTAGCAATTTAGAAAGAGCAAGTACAACAACTGGTCACGGAGATGTAGGCACAGCTATGTCAGTATCTAGTGGTGTATTTACTTTTCCACAGACAGGTGTTTATTGGGTTAGGATGAATGCATATATGTTATCTGCATCAGATACATACACTCAAATAGAAATAGAAATAACAGAAGATGATACTAATTATACTCTTGCAGCAGTAAATGGAGATGGAGATGCAGGTGCAGGTGGTAGTGCTTTAGTAGAAATATTTTTTGAAGTAACAGATACATCAACCCATAAAGTAAGATTTCAAACATCAAGTATGGCATCAGGTTCTAAAATATTTGGATATTCAGGTAAAAATGGAACAACATTTTCATTTATTAGATTAGGAGATGCATAATGCCAGGTAGTATAAAAATAGATGATGGAAGTGGTAACTATACCATATTGACTAACGCAGGTTCGTTAGGTTCAGACAAAACAATTACTATTCCTAATACAACAGGAACTGCTGCATTAACAAGTGATTTAAAAATTAAACAAATAGTTATAGCAGATGCTGATAATTCAGGTTCAGAAAGTACACAAGCAGGTTTTCCTATTGTTACAAGTTTAACTGCAAGTATTACACCTAGTTCAACATCAAGTAAGATATTAATTGTATTAAATATTAACAAAGAAGATGAATTTTCTAGTGGTGGTGCTGTATCAAATAGAGATGGCAAAGTAGGTGTTAATAGAAACAATACTGCATCAGAGGGTAGTGCAGCAAATGGTACTGATTTAGGATATTTTATTACAGGTAGAAGATTAACAGGAACATCAACTGCTGCTGCAGCAACATTTACAGCAGGTGCTTTTATATTTAAAGATGAACCAAATACTACAAGTGCTACAACCTATACTTTTGTCCACGGAATATTAAATACAAATATTAGGTCAGGTTGGTTAAACACATCAGATTATCCAAACTACATTATGTTATTGGAGATATAATGAAAAATGTTTTTAAAGCACTTAACAATTTAAATGCTACTGATATATGGGTTAAAGGCGATACATCTAGTGACATAACAGAAGATAACTATGACACTAAAGTTAAGTGTGAAAACAAACCAACTTGGTCAGATTTTAAAACAGAATTAGATAGACTTGATGCTTTAGATGTAGCTAATAAATATCAAGTAGATAGGCAAGTAGAATACCCATCAATAGAAGATTGCATACACGCATTACTAGATGGTGGCGATACTCTTACAGATTTACAAGCAGCAAGACAAGCAGTAAAAGACAAGTACCCTAAAGGATAGATTATGGCAAGTGAAATAAAAGTAGATACAATATCAGAAAAGACTGCCAACAATACTTTAAAATTAAGCAACACAGTATCAGAAGATGTTACTGCTGTTACTTCTAGTTCAGGTACATTAACTCTTAACGCTGCTGAAGGTGGTTTCTTTACAGTTGCTTTATCAGAAAATGTAACTACTTGGACAATTACTAACTTACCTGCAGGTAGAGCTACAGTTATTACAGTAAGATTTACACAAGACAGTACAGATAGAACTATTGTTTCAACAATCAATTCAACTGCTGCTAAGACACAGGCAGGTAGTCCTTGGACAATGACAACAGGGTCAGGAAAGATAGATATAGTTACAGTTCTTTTTGATGGAACTAATTATTATTTAATGCCACAACAGAACTGGAGTTAATATGCCAATAGGTCAAGCTAAGTTTGGGCTACTAGGTGGCGATATAGGTAACTTAGAATTAATTGAAACTCAAACAATATCAGGTGCTAGTTCAGTAAATTTTACTTCTATAAAAGAAACTATATACAATGTACACTTTATGACCTTTAATGATATAGATTATGGTTCAGGTAGTGATAGATTAAATGCAAGATATTCAAATGATGGTGGCAGTAGTTATGAAAGTGGTAGTGATTACCAAAGGGCACATCAAGTAGGAAACACATCCCCAAATTTTACTGAAAGTAAAGGCACATCAGACACTTCTGCAATAGTTTGTAATCTTAGTGATACTGCAACTAATGATACTGCAAATGGATATAATTACTTTTATAATTTAGGGGATAGCTCAAAATTTAGTTTTAACACAATGCACAGTTCAAGTATGAGAGGTGTTCATTATGAATTTAGATTTGGTAGTGGAGTTTATAATGTAGAAGAAACAATAAATGCAATACAAATTTTTTCAAATTCAGGCTCTAATTTTACAGGCACAATATCTCTATATGGAATTAGGAATAGCTAATGGTAGGTAATTTACAATTTATAAAATCTGAAACAGGAAGTGATGTAGCTTCAGTATCAGTTACAAATTGTTTTAGTGATAATTATGATGTGTATATGGTATCAATAAGTAAATGGAAATATGTAGGTACTTCAAATGCAGGTGGTATGAGATTTATAGATAGTGGTGGAAGTGTTATTAGTGATAGTGAATATGATTTTGCAGATTTACAAATGAGAAATTATGCTGCTTACCAAGAATTAAAACCATCTACTTTTGGTTCATCAACTAGCACAAGCATTTTATGTGGTATGGACACAAGTAACGCAAATGGTCCTGCTATTCACGAAGGGTTTACTGCTTATGTATATAATCCATTTGACAGTTCAAGTTATACTTTCACAAATTTTCAAGATGCTTCAGTTTATGATGTAAATAATATGTTGCCTTATAAAGGCATAGGTGTTCATAAATCAACAGAACAAATAACTGGAATCAATTTTTTAAATAGAGGTACAGGAAACATAAGTGCAACAATAAATGTATATGGAGTTAAATAATGGCAGGTAGCTTAATAAAAATATCAGAAACAATAGTTAGTTCAGCAGTAGCAAGTGTAACTTTAACAAGTATTGATAGTATTTATGATGTGTATTTATTGGTTATGAATAATGTTAGCCCTGCAACTGTTAATGCAGATGTATTTTTAAGGGTTACTGAAAGTGGTACTGCAAGTTCAGATAGTGATTATGATTTGGCTTATAAACTTTTAAGAACAGATACAACATTTTCTAATATTTCTTCTACTAATCAAGCACAATGGGGGTTATCTGGTTCATTAGAAAATGAAGCAGGTAAAACTTTTAATGGACATTGTTATATTTTCAATGCAAATAACAGTTCAGAATATACTTTTGTTACTATGGAAAATGGTTATTTGGCAGATGATGGAACTTTTTTGGGTACACAAGGTGGTGGTGTTTATACACAAACTACAACTGTTGATGGAGTAAGTATTAGTTTTGATACAGGCAACATAGATGCAGGAACTTTCACATTATATGGGCTAAAGAAATAAATATATAGTAACATAGGAGAGATATGGCAACAAAAGAAGAACTACAAGCACAAGCAGACCAAGAGATTGAAGATGCTAAACCTTTATATAAACAAATTAATAATGAAAGACTTGAATTTGATGATGCTGATTATGCACAAGCTAAAATAGATTTAGGTAATAGCAAGTGGGAAGCACAACAGTTTGGTTATATACAAGCTAGACAAGAAGCCTATGGTTCTATTGGTGACCAACTTGATATGCAGTATAAAGATGCAGTCAATGGAACAACTACTTGGAAAGACCACATAGCAAAAGTTAAATCAGATAACCCTAAACCTGAATAAAAAATCCTATGATACAATCGTATTATGGAATATGTAATAGGCTTTATCTTTGGTTATTTTTTAAAAGATTTTAGTTTCTATCTTAAAAGAATAGCTAACTATCAATCACCAAATAAAACTGATTGGGATTGGATTACATTTAAGGAAGATGATTTACCCTAATGCAAAATGGAAATGGATTTACACAGAAAGAAATGCTTACTCTAATATTGGAAGGGCAACAAGATATAAACAAACGCATAGATGAGTTACACGAAAAGGTTAATCAAAAGATTTCAAGACAAGAATTAAGTGGATGGCTTGTAGCTATTTCTGCATTGGTGGTGCTGATAAACAACTTAATGTAATGGAAGATGACTTCGTACTTCCAGACAATATGTTTGCAGACAACCCAGAGTTTGTAGATACTTCACACGAATTTGATGATGACTGTGGAGATGCTTGTAAAATATGAAAAAGTTTTTTAGTTTACTTGCAGCTTTCTTATTAGTTACAACACCTGCTTATGCGTATCACACAGAAACACAAACACCTTATGGTATAACTAATACATTAAACAATGATGGTAGCATTACAGTTAGTTGGCAGGAATCAGATGGCTTAGAAGATAATCAACCTGAATACTACATAGTTTATATAGGACTTACTGAAACTGCTGATGATGTGTCAGTACAAACTACCTTTGGTTTTACAGAGGAATTGTCCTGGCAAGTCTATAACTTTACAGCAGAGTATTTATATGACAATTTGTCTGTAGATAATCAAAAGATATATGCAAAGGTAAAAGCATTTCACGATACTAATGGTACAACTAGCGACTTTACGCCAGTAGAAAGTGTATTATATGATTATGATTATGTACCTACTTCAACGACATCTAGTTCGACAACAAGCTCTACCACATCATCAACGACTACTACCACGACTACAACTACGACTACGACTACTACAACGCTACCTAAAGCAGAAGATGTCGTGGAAGATGGTAACACAACCTATCTTGCGTGGGATGAATATGGTTGCGAACATCCTAACAATCCCTTATCGTTTAAAGAATACTTGGAAGCAGTAGAAAGTGGAGTTTGGTTTGGTTATCAAGATGGTGACTGCTCTGACATACCTGATGATGTTATTGATATTATCGCAGAAGAGGAGATAGAAGATGAGATACTTGAAGAGGATGTGGTGGTGGATGGACTTACAGATTTGGAACTACCAGAGGAAGAAGTCATTGAGGAACTCACAGAAGAAGAAATAGCTGCAATAGAAGAAGAGATAAAAGCTGAAGAAGAAAAATTAATTCAAGAACAGATAGAAGCAGAGGAAGAATTACTTATACTTGAAGAGTTAGAGGATAGTGTAATTATTCTTGATGATTTATCTGAAGAAGAAATACAAAAGTTCGTAGATGTTATTCAAGAGATAGAAGATACTATACAAATCATAGAGATTATTGAAGAAGAAATAATACTTGATATACCAGATGATATTGTAGTTATAATAATTGAAGAAGAAATTATAGAGGAAATAGAAGATGAGTTGGACAAAGAGATACCTGGAGATGACCCCATCACAGAAGATGAACTTCAAGATGAGGAGATTTTGGTTGAGCCAATACAGGAAGATGTTGAAGAAGAACCTGTAGATATTATAGAATCTATAACTGATATATTTAATGTAGAAGAAGTTGTAGAATTAACTGAAGAGGAACTACAAGTAGAAGTTGCAGAGATAGAAGAAGTTATTGTTATAGAGATAGAGATAGCAACTGAAGAAGAGATAGAGGAATTTACAGAAGAGGAGTTAGTTGAGTATGAAGAAGCAAAAGAAGAAGCTATACAAGAGTATGTACAAGAGCTTACCAACGAAGAAGCATCAGAAGTCCTAGAAGAAGTTAATGATATTGGTGTACAGAACTTAGACCAGGTATCAGAAGAAGTACAAGAGATAGTTCAAGCAGTAGTTGAAGAAGCTATTGAGGAGATAGAAGAACTTACAGAGGAACAAGTAGAAGTTGTTGCTGAAGTATTACAAGTTGAAACTGAAGATGTTGAGATAATAGCTGAAGCTGTCAAAGAAGATGAAGTAGTAGCTGAAGCAGTAGAGGAATATGTAGAGAGAGCTGTAGAGAACGCAGATGTAGAAAACTATACTCTTGCTGATGTTGTTACAGAGGTACAGTACGAAGCATTCTTAGAAAATCCAATAGAAACTTTTGTTGATTTAGATTTTGAAGAGATAACTATAAGTAGCATTGGTGATGATATGACACAAGACCAAAAAGAAAAAGCACAAGAAGTCGTAGTTCCTGTAATCTTGACTAGAATAGTAAGTATTGCAGCATTTGTAATGAGGAAAAGTTTATGATTAAAAAAATATGGAACTGGTTTATAGAAATAATTAAAGAAACACTAAATCTTTCGTGGACTTTAGTAGGTTTAGTTATTGCTACACTCACCCTTACTGGTTCAGCACAGCAAGTTACAGGTTTAGCTACTATAATTACATTAGCTATATGGTTATTAACCATTGGTTTTAGAAAAGGAGAATAGAATGGACTGTTGTGGTAGTGGCTGTTGTGGTGGAAAGTAAGTGCTATACTTATATAGATAAAAATGGAACACATATAAGCGTGTGTAATTGTAAATATGGAGGTATAGGTGAAACTCACAGTTGTTAGAACTCAATTTGGAACAGATGCAACTAATGGAATACTTCTAGTTGATGGTCAGTTTGAATGTTATACATTAGAGGACCAATACCAGGCAGTAAAAGTTATGCACGAAACCTGCATACCAGAGGGTACATACGAGATAAAGTTTAGAACTGTTGGTGGATTCCACGAAAAATACAAAACCAGATATGGTAACTCACACTATGGTATGTTGCACTTACAAGATGTACCTAACTTTACATACATACTTATACACGCAGGTAATACAGATGAACATACATCTGGTTGCTTAATTGTAGGAGAAACACAACAAGATTTAGATATAAGTGATGATGGGTTTATAGGACATTCAGGCAAAGCGTACTCAAAACTATATAACAAGGTTGCAAAAGAGTTATTACTTGGTAAAAAAGTAACCATAGAGTACACAACAATAACGAAATTATTAGAAAAACCTGCATCAAATGCTTCTACTGATGATGTAGTACTAGCTAAAACAGTTATGGAAAAACTAGAAGAAGTCAATGGTAATGTCTTAGTGGGAAATGCTATGTTGAAAGGCAGGATAATAAGATAATGTTTGATAGAATTAAAAGAGCAAGAGACAAAGATGGTAAGTTCAAAAAGGATTTATGGTGGACACCTTGGTCAGAATCGTGGGAGTATAAAATGAGTGAAGAACTCAAAGATATGATTGAGCGTACAGCTTGGACCTTCATTGAAGCGTTCATAGGTGCATTAACAGTTGCTCCATTAGTTGGTGTAGAAGCTGAAACACTTCAGTTAGCTGCATTAGCTGGTGGTGGTGCTGCACTTGCAGTCATCAAGACATACGCTAAAAAACAAATAACTAAGTAATAGATTTTGTCACTCCTTTGTAGTAAACTGTCAATGACAGGGCAAAGGAGGACAAATGTCCAAAAAAACTACACCTGAAGAGTGGGGTAACAACTTCTATAAGTCAGGTTGGAAACCTGGCGTAGATATTAATGACCAAACTGGGCAAGGTGAAATCACACATGTTGGAACAGACCCAAACTACAACAATAAGTTTGATGAAATTCTAAAACAATGGGGGTATGACCCTAAATTATACGAAATTGAGGGTACAGTTAGGTCATCTTCATGGCAAGTTCAACTGAAAGGTGGGAGAACTGAGACATTCTTTGCCTTTAAAGGGCTTGTAAAGAAGAAAAGACCTGGACATGACAGGTATTTCCAAGCATTATTCAAACAAGCAGGTAGAAAACCACCATTAAAACTTAAAACACATGGAGGTGATACTGCTTTTTTGTTTTTTATGGCTGACTGGCAGCTAGGTAAGAAAGATTATGGCGTTGAGAATACCATTAAGCGCTACGATATAGCCCTACAAGATGCAGTAAATAGAATTAAGGAACTGCGTAAGGCAGGTGTCCAGATAGATGAGATATATATGATTGGACTAGGTGACCTTACAGAAAACTGTTATGGTTTTTACGATAGCCAACCTTTTAACATTGAACTAACAATGATAGAACAGTATGCGTTGGCTAGGTCTATGATGATGAAAACAGTTGAGACATTCTTACCACTTGCAGATAAATTAATTTTGGCAGGCGCTCCAGGTAATCATGGTGAGGCTTCTCGTTCACAAAAAGGTCAAGTTGTTACTAACAGATTAGATAACACAGATACTATGCACTTGCAGATATGTGAAGAGATAATGAAAGCTAACCCTGAGAGATATAAAAAGGTATCTGTTGTAGTTCCTGATGGCTTTCATCAAGTTATGACCATCAAAACTATTCCATGTGCTTGGACTCATGGTCACATGACTGGTTTTAGTGGAGGTAATCCTGAAACTAAGATAGAAAACTGGTGGAAAGGTCAGATGTATGGCTTTTTACCTGCAAAAGATGCACAAATTCTTATTACAGGTCATTACCATCACTTTCGTGCAAAGCAGCAGGGAGATAGGACTTGGTTTCAATCACCTAGCTTAGATAAATCCTTAGACTTTACTGCTAGAAGTGGTATGTGGTCGCACCCTGGTGTGCTTACCTTTACTGTTAATAAAAAAGGTTGGGATAACTTAAAGATATTATAAAGGTAATGTCTTAAACTTTTTCTCTTGACCTTTGAAGTCTTTCTCGTGATAAGTTTCGTATTCCTCTATGCTATCCCACATCTGTAGTACTTCCTCAAATGAATACCACTTGACCTCTTTAGTTTTTCTGTTGACATAAGTCAAACCAACTTTAACTTCAGGATAATCTTTTGCTCTGTCATACATCTCTTGTAGTTTATCCATATCAGAAAACTTTATTTTCTTTGTGCCTTTAACCTCTGTCAAAAATAACTTATCTTTCCTGTTAAAGATGTAATCAGGAATAGTTATTATGTCTGTGTAGTACCAAAAGAAATTAATACTATGTTCCCATGGGCTAGTTGCTGCTTTTAACCAATCCTTTTGTTTAACTAGCCCTAAGTCTGTAAGGTGTTGTTCAAAAATATCCTCTGCTTGTTTACCAACACCATCTTTTACCCTGTCGTTGTAATCCATTTCGTTAAAAAGCATTACTCTTCTTCTTGATTTACTGTTGTAAGTACTTGTATGTTAGGAAGTATTGCAAGTAGTTGTTGTTGTCCATTAGGTAACAATATACTTTTGCCCATAAACAAAGGCACTTCCTTTTCGTTTCTCCTGTTTAATAATTCTGCAATCAACATACCCTCTGTTGCTTTGCTTAACATTACATCAATCATTCTTTCTCCTTTTATTTCCTCTTTTGTTTAACTTAACCCATACATCATAGTCAAAATTAAAATGGTAGTTCAGTTGTTCTAGCTCCCTGCTCTTTCTCTCTGAGTAAGGCATTACATGTCCTCCATTCCCATTTGTATGGGTTATTGTCATCTTGTAGTTTATATCTCTGTCCACAATATAAATTACCTTTGCTGTCTGTGTACATTACTTTATCTTTATTCTTACAAAGATAAGGTGCTTTACACTTTCTATCTGGCTCAGGTGGTATATCAAAATTGTAGTTAGGATATTTTTCTTTTAATTTTTCTTTAAGTTTCTTAACATTAAAGAGTTCCCCTGCACTTTCTAATTCCATAATTAAGATGGGTCTTTGAGTGTCCAATCGCCATCTGTGTCAATCCAATCAAAGATATTTTTCTTTGTTGCATTACCACTAGCTAAAAAATCCTTAGCTTTTTTTACAAGCTCTGTCTGTCCATCATCAGTAGCCTGTGCAACTTTATCATTAAATGTTTTAAGCTGCTTGTCTGTAGGTGGCTCTTGTTCCCATGCTCCACTTGGTATGTCTGTCATTTCATCTCCTTTTGTTTCATCTTGTATTGGTTGCGTATCAAACACAACATCAAGAATATTTTCATCCTCTAAAAACACTTCAACCCTATTTAAGAATTTGTCCATGTCTTTACTTGTCCAGTTGTTAACATTTTCGCTAACCTCTGTGTCTTTTACCATGTCATTGTATATTTTAGTCTTTACCTCTCCCATTTTTTTTGAGTTAGGTATCATTTCTTTTAGTATCGTATTCAATTGCTCTGCAACAGGTTGTTTTGTAGCTCCAATGTCCTCTGCAAATTTGTTAGCACTATCGTTAGTTGTTACTGCTACTTCTTTTGCAGTTGAACTAGGTTTATTTGGCTTTGGCTTTGGTTTTGGTGGAGGTGCTCCATCATCATCATAAAAATCATCAGTTCCACTCCATAACTCTACGCCTATTGCTGCTCTCATACAAGCTCTTTTAAAAGCATCACTCTCTGCAAGTTTAAGACACTCACCCTGTGTTGCTCTAGCTAACGCAGGTCCTTCAACATCTCCTGCACCCATATAAACTTTACCTTCAATAGTTAACTTACCTTTAGCACCTATAACTTTGTCATTAATAATGACAGGTTCAAACTCCCATTCATAATCAACATCAGCATCTCTTAGTCGTTCCACATATACTGCATGGTTTACAAACTTCCCAAACTTTCCCTTTGGTGGGTCTTGTACAACCTCCTCTGGAAAAGGTGCAAGAAGTTTCTTTTTAGTTTCTTTATTCATTTATTCCTCCTCTGTTCTTGTTGCCTGTATAACTGCGAATACCCTTTGTCTTGTAACTTTAAGTATTGCTGCAATTTTTATCATGGATAGACCATTATTGTAAGCATGTGTGACAATTTGTTGTCGTTGTTCTAATAAATTGTCTAAGTTGTTTTGATTGTGGTCTATCTGTTGTTGTATATTTTCTAGTGTCAATTCAATATCATTAACATCTATCATTTATCCTCCTTTAAATGTACATATCTAGTGTCAACTTTAACAGGTATTAACATGTATGTCATGGCTAAAATGGTGGTTTTTGGTAGTCCATTGCACCATCATAAGCTAATTCATCATTGAGTTCTGCTAACTCTACCTCTTTAAATAGTTTTTTTAGGTGTCTAATCTGCTGCTTGTATATATATTTCTTAGTATCGTATCGTGCATATCTATCATCACTCCACCACCTAATACTATCTTTCTTTTCTTTCTTTAGGTTATTTAACTCTGCTTGTAGTTCATCTTGTAAATGTTCAATAACTTCGTACGAGTTAGGATAACTCCTAAATTTTTTTGACATTATTTCTCCTCTTTTGGTTTTGGTTTTTCTATTAATTGCAAATCATTAACATCAATTATGTCATTTAATAGTTCAACTTTATGTATGGTGTACCACTTATCATCATCATCAACTATAGTAATATCCCATATCATTGGATTATTAGGCATTATTCCTCCTTTGTAATTTATAAATTCTATATGATGCTTTTAGTTTCCATATTGTAAATTTAATTTTATTAATTATTCCTCCTTTATTGCACCTGTTAATACATAGTATTCGTGCAAATCTCTCTGTTGTTTTTGATTTAACATACCTACAACAAAGTTGTATCTATCTAAATCAATCTTGCTTAGCTTTTGTTGTTGTT